ATTTACAGATGATGTAACTGCCAGTGCCACTACTGCGGATGGAAGAAATGTTCCAACTGCTAGTAGTGATATTGTTTATGCTACTTCTGGTGGTGGAGGAGGTGAAGTGGTGGGCACTGGAACAGCGACCGCCGGACAAGATAATGTTATAGTCAATGTTGGTGCAGTGACAACTAGACCATATGATGGTCAGGTTGTTTATTTTGATAAACTCTACAAGTCCGTAGATTCAATCACAATTACTTCTGGTGGTAGTGGATATACAAACACACCATCTGTAACTATCTCATCACCCACAGGACCAAATGGGGAAGTGGCAACAGCATTCGCTACATTAGAAGATGGGGTAGTAACTGAAATTGATATCATTAGTAGTGGAAGTCAATACGACCCAACTGATACTGTTACCGTTACTATTTCAGCACCAGATTCTGGCACAACTGCCACAGCAACTGCTAACTTGGCAGATACTTATTACACAATAAATAGTTCCACTCCTATCTCTGCTGGGATAACCACATTAACTCTTGCTGAAAATCTACTCAATACTGTTGGTGTAGGTTCTACAGCATACTTCTTCCAACAAAGTAAGATTATTGCGAGTTCACATACTTTTGAGTATATTGGTTCTGGTAATGATATCACAACAGCAACTCCTAAGAGAGGTGGTGTTACCATTCAGGCAAATGAAGTTGTAACTCAAAATGGAGGAAGCGTGATCTATACCAGTACAGACCAGGCTGGTAATTTTAGAATTGGAGATGAGTTCCAGATTAATCAAAATACAGGAACAATCAGTGGAAGAGCATTCTCCAAGAGTTTGTTCTCAGAAATGACACCCTTTATCTTAGCACTCAGTTAAATGGCACAGTTAGCACTTAATAGATTTAAAACAGAGACACTTCAACTAACAACAAGTAATCAGACATTATATACCGCACCCACTGGATATACTGGTATTATTTTATATGCCCATGTCACTAACTATGGCGCTTCAGCGACCACAGTTACAATGTCGCATGTGAGAAGTGACACCACAACGGAGATTATCAAAGAAGCAACCGTGCCAGTGAATGACGCATATATTCCTTTGGATGGAAAATTAGTTTTACAAACTAATGATTATGTTCAAATCAGTGCTGGTGCTAATAGCACCCTCAAAGTCCTTCTATCAGTGTTGGAGACTGCAAACTAATGCCTAGACTTATAAGTGAGGTCAATGGTTCTGGTAGCGTTGGGATCGCCAGTGACGGTGTTGAGTTGGGAAATATGAAAACCCTTGATTATGAAAGCAATAGGGTTGAGTTTGATACAAATAGCGGTGTTGCCACTGTGTTCTCAAACCCTCTGACTGTTATCGGTCTATAAATAAAAAGAGATTCTCTTACTTATTGGGATGATTAACGAAGAGGGACTGAGAGATTGGTTTGGCAAGTCCAAATCAAAAGATGGCAAGAAAGGTTGGGTCAATGTAGTGACCGGCGATTCTTGTGCTAGTGACAAACCTGGTGAAGGTATCCCAAAATGCGTATCATCTGCTAAACGTGCCAGCATGTCCAAGAAGGAAAGGAAGGCAGCACAGGCAGCAAAGAGAAGAGAAGACCCCGGACAGCAAAGTAAGTCTGGAGCATCAGCACCAACAATGGTAAAGACTGACCGTAAAACCAGGAAGGAAGAAATGGAAGTCAACGAAGCAAAGGACAAACCCGGTAAAGGTTCAGGCAAGAAAGATGCCTGCTATCATAAGGTTAAGTCCCGCTATTCTGTATGGCCATCCGCTTATGCTTCAGGTGCTCTTGTAAAGTGCCGCAAGAAAGGAGCAGCTAACTGGGGTAACTCTACCAAGAAAGAGGAGTTCCTGGCACTGCCTGAATTCTCTGAAGTACAGATCAAGGCAATGGAAGCCAATGGTATTGAGGTTGAAGTTGTTGAGGATTGTTGGGATGGATATGAGAAGAAAGGTATGAAGACAATGTTTGGTAAGAGATATCCAAACTGTGTCAAAAAGAAGAAGACTAAGAAAGAAGAAGTAGAGCATCTGGAAGAAATGCCTTATCAGGTGATGGGTTCTCCTGATGGAAAAAAAGAGAAGAAAATTGGCAAACCAGTAAAAAGTAGAAAGTATGCTGATGCAAGAGCATCAGAACTTGCTGATACCCACAAGAGCACTGGTGGTAAGTATCGTTCGCAATATGTTGAGGGCAAAGCAGATGGTGATCCTTGCTGGGACACCCACAAGCAGGTTGGTATGAAGAAAAAGGGTGGCAAGATGGTCCCCAACTGTGTACCCAAGAATGAGGAAACTCAATCTGAAAAAGATAGAATCCTTGAGGGATTGACTCTTGGTGAGGGTATTGAAAGAATCCCATCAGAAACGGGCAAAGTATATCTCGTATCATTCCTCTGGAGAGGGAAGTACATGATGATGAAGTTATTCTTCCCTGAACTCAAGCAACCCAATAAGCAGCAAATTCAAGCAGCAATGGACAAGGTATATCCTGGTTCTAAGGTGATGAGATTCGATGCTTCCATGCTTGACAATAAGGATACTTATATTAGAGTACCTGACATGTCTGAAGAAACCGAGATCGATGGAGAGATCGAGGAGGCAGCAGCATGGACAAAAAAGTCTGGAAAGAGTGAATCAGGAGGATTGAATGAAAAAGGTAGAAAGTCGTATGAACGCGAAAACCCAGGAAGCGATCTTAAGGCACCTTCAAAGAAAGTTGGGAACCCTCGTAGAAAAAGCTTTTGTGCGAGAATGAAAGGTATGAAGAAGAAATTGACTTCTTCCAAAACAGCGAACGATCCAGATTCAAGAATAAATAAGTCATTAAGAGCTTGGAACTGCTGATACTCCTTTATGGCTGAAAATATCTATCTTGGGAATCCGAACCTTAAAAAGGCGAATACCCAAATTGAATTTACAAAAGAACAGATTCAAGAATATTTAAAGTGTAAGGAAGATCCCGTATACTTTGCTCAAAATTATGTGAAGATTGTTACTCTTGACCACGGTCTCCAACCGTTCAAGATGTATGACTTCCAAGAGAAGTTAGTTCGTAATTTCCACGAAAATAGATTTAACATCTGTAAGATGCCACGTCAGACTGGTAAGTCTACGACTGTGGTGTCTTTTCTTTTACATTATGCTGTTTTCAATGACAGTGTGAATATTGGCATCCTAGCAAACAAAGCATCAACTGCTAGGGAACTTCTCAGTAGGCTACAGATTGCTTATGAGAACTTGCCGAAGTGGATGCAGCAGGGTATTCTATCTTGGAACAAGGGTTCTCTGGAGTTAGAAAATGGATCAAAGATTCTGGCAGCTTCTACATCTGCAAGTGCTGTCCGAGGCATGTCATTCAATATCCTCTTCCTCGACGAATTTGCTTTCGTTCCGAACCATATCGCAGATGCCTTCTTTGCCTCTGTTTATCCTACTATTACTTCCGGTCAAAGCACGAAAGTAATTATTGTATCCACGCCACATGGTATGAATCACTTCTACCGCATGTGGCACGATGCGGAGAAAGGTAGAAATGAATATGTACCAACTGACGTTCACTGGTCAGAGGTTCCCGGTAGGGATGCTGTCTGGAAAGAACAAACAATCGCCAACACATCGGAGCAACAGTTCAAGATTGAGTTTGAGTGTGAATTTCTTGGATCTGTCGATACTCTGATTGCTGCGTCTAAACTTAAATCACTTGTATATGATGATCCAATCCAGAGAAATGCTGGATTGGATGTGTATGAACCAGCCCAGAAGGGACGTGATTATGTCTGTACCGTTGACGTGGCGAGAGGTGTAGGTAATGACTATTCTGCTTTTACAGTTGTAGATATTACCGAGTTCCCCCACAAACTTGTAGCTAAGTATAGGGATAATACAATCAAACCGATGCTATTCCCTAGCGTCATCTATGAAGTATGTAAGAGTTATAATGAAGCATTCATTCTATGTGAAGTGAATGATGTAGGTGATCAGGTAGCAGCGATTCTTCAATATGACCTTGAGTATCAGAATCTGTTGATGTGTTCTATGCGTGGTAGAGCAGGACAGATTGTAGGACAAGGATTCTCTGGTCAGAAGACACAGTTAGGTGTTAAGATGTCCAAGACCGTAAAGAAGGTTGGATCACTTAACTTGAAGACTATGATTGAGGAGGATAAACTTACCTTCTGTGATTATGAAGTCATCTCAGAGTTGACCACCTTTATTTCAAAGCATAATTCATTTGAGGCAGAGGAGGGTTGTAATGATGACCTTGCTATGTGTCTCGTCATCTATGCTTGGTTGGTAGCACAAGATTACTTCAAGGAATTAACAGATCAAGATGTCAGAAAACGATTATACGAGGAACAAAAGAATCAAATCGAGCAAGATATGGCACCCTTCGGTTTCATTGTCGATGGACTCGATGATACTTCTTTTGTGGATGATGACGGAGACAGGTGGCACACTGACGAATACGGAGACATGAGTTATATGTGGGATTATCAGTAATGGATTTAGACGCTCAGTTCGATGTAAATCATCTGTTTCTCACTGAAAGGGAATGTCGGACTTGTGGCGAAACTAAAAACTTGTTAGAGGGATTCTACAGGACTAGAAAAGACAAAGGTCAAGTCCCATCCTCATATTCATATGAATGTAAGAAGTGTACGATAGATAGAATAAAGAAAAGCAGGAAGAAGTGATGTTCACGTCTTGTTCACGTCCTTGAAGCGCCTCAATTTTCTAAATATTAGTAGTTAATTTGAGACATTAAGGAGAGAAACATGGCAACTCCTCAATTATCTCCAGGCGTATTAGTCAGGGAAATTGATCTTACAGTAGGAAGAGCTGAAAACGTTCTCGATAATATCGGAGCGATTGCTGGCCCCTTCAAACTGGGACCTATCGATGAACCTACTACTATTACAACTCAACAGGAGTTGCTCGATGTTTTCGGCAGTCCTCAGAGTAATGATAGACAATACGAATACTGGATGACAGCATCCGAATACCTCAACTATGGTGGTATTCTGAGCGTTGTAAGGACAGACGGAAGCAACCTGGTCAACGCTAATGCTGGTGTTGGAATTGGTTCATCCGCCTCTCTGAAGATCAAGAGCTACGATGACTATCAGGAGAACTACACTTCTGCTACAAACGCAGGCGAGTGGGCAAACAACCTGAAGGTCTGTACGATTGATAACGCAGCAGACCAAATCCTTGGAGTCAGCACCATCAGCCTTGCTGGTTTGGGTATGACCGTTGGATACGGTGTTACTACAGCACTTACAACTGTAGCACTGCCTGGTGCGGGAACGACAACAACCTTTACTGGAATGCTGAAAGGCATCATTACTGGTGTTTCGACTGATGCTACCAACGGCAACAGCACAATCAGCGTTAAGGTTGTCTCAAGAGTCAACTCCGCCGGAACAGAGTTCGCAATCAATTATCAGGAGAACAATCCTGCTCAATCATTTGAAGCGAACGACACTATCACGATTCGCAACAACGCTGGTGGTTCAGAAGGAACTGCTACCGCTGCTTCCGCCGAAGACTGGTACGATCAGCAGAAACTGCAGATCAACAACAGCACCATCTTCTGGAAGACACTTGCCCCTAGACCTGTTGATACGAACTACTCCACTTCAAGAGGTGGTGGTGGCGATGCTATCCACGTCGCTGTTGTTGATGACACAGGTTCAGTAACTGGCATTGCTGGTAACCTGCTTGAGTCCTGGACCTTCCTGTCGAAGGCACTTGATTCTGAAGCAGATGGCGATGCTCCTACTAAGAACTACTACAAGAACTATCTGGCAATTAATTCAGATTGGATCTTCCCTGGTTTCAACCCCTCACAGTCAGCAGATACCTTCCATGGTACTACTCCTGTCGCAACTGGATTCACAACCGACTTCTCCCCTGTAAGCAGAGGTGATGGTCTGTGGGGTCTGGAAGCAAGAGACACCCAGTTCAACGCAATTGGTAATGTCGGATACAACCTTCTCGGTGGTTCTGATTACGCCGCAAACGGTGGTCAGTCGGCAGGTCTTGGAGAACTT